CCAGGGGAATTTAGGGATATTGATGTTCCTGGCGGCCAGCTTAGTCAGAGCATTATGCCGTTGCCTTATAAAGAGCCTAGTCAAACATTAATGCAGCTCTTAGGTTTTGTGGTGGATGCGGGTAGAAGGTTTGCGGCCATTACTGACATTCAAGTAGGCGATGGTAATCAACAAGCAGCTCCCGGCACTACGGTCGCTCTTCTTGAACGCGGTTCTAAAGTAATGTCTGCTATCCACAAGCGCTTGCACTATGCCCAGCGCAAAGAGTTTAAGATGTTGGCAAAAGTTTTTGCCGAATCTTTACCTCCGGTTTACCCCTACAACGTAGTAGGCGCAGAAGTAACCATTAAACAGCAAGACTTTGACGACCGGGTAGATATTATTCCTGTATCCGACCCAAATATATTCTCAATGTCTCAGCGTATGGCTTTAGCCCAAACTCAATTACAGTTAGCGCAAGCAAGCCCAGAAATGCATAACTTGTACGAGGCATACCATAGAATGTATGAGGCTATTGGGGTTCAAAATATAGAGACTATTTTACCTCCACCGCCTCAACCAGCGCCAACAGACCCTGCTATAGAAAATGCAAAAGCACTGATACAGCAAACTTTACAAGCTTTTCCTGAACAAGAACATAATGCACACATTCAAACGCATTTATTGTTTATGAAAACAGGCATAGTAGGGTCAAGCCCTGCTGTGTTCGGTCTATTACTGGCGCACATAAGTGAACACATTGCTTTTAAAGCCAGGGATGCAGTTAACAAAGAAATGCAGACAATTATGGAGCAAGCCGCTCAAACAGGGCAGCAACCACAGGAAATACCTCCAGAAATTATGGAGCAAAGAGTAGCTCAATTAATTGTTGAACTTACAACTGAACTAGTGACTGAGCTTAGTCCTCCGGCAGAAGGCCAAGAAGATCCTTTGGTTGGGCTTCGCTCTAAAGAAATAGACATAAAAGCAGCAGACGTTCAAAGAAAAGCTGATGAGTTTGCTGCCAAACATCAGCTTGATATACAAACGGAAGCTCAAAAGCAAGAAATGGCTAGAGAAAAAATAGATTCTCAAGAAGACATAGCATTGCTTCGAGCAGAAGTTAATAGAGAGCGTATTGATAGAGTCGGCGGAGCCGGGAGGGGAGAATAATGGCAATTAGCAGAGGAAATATTAGTAAACAGTTAACTGGTCAAATGGCCAAGCAAACAGGCATTACTAAACCCGAAGCAGAGTACCTGCTTAAAAAAGGACGAGAATTAAATGATATGGACGAATACGCTAATGGCGGTTCAGTCCATCAAGTTAAAGCCTATAACTTTAAAGGAATGTTTTAGATGGATAAGGAAAGAAAGCTTACCGAAGAAGAAATTAAAAAATATAATCTTAGAAACAAAAGAAAAATATCGGGCGGAACCAAACGTGACTATAAAGGTTTAGAATTTACTTTTTTAGAGCCTGATGAAAAAGCCACTAAAAAAGCGAAAGAGATAGAAGAAGACGCGGTTGGTTTAATTGGCTATAAAGAACGTGTTGAAAGGAGTGCTGGCGGTTTGGCTAGAGGAACACGGGGTCAAGCTACTGGTAAAAAATTTAGCGGTATATATTGATTAATAATTCAATATGCCATATTCTTTGATGCATGGCAGATCCTACAACTTTTGCGTACATAGTCTTAAAAAGAGTACAAGAACGTATTTCTTTAACACAATCAGCTATCATTCATGGTACTGCTAAAGAGTACGTTGATTATAGAGAGTTAGTAGGTGAGCTCAGGGGGCTGGAATATGCCGAACAAGAAATCAAAGACGCTCTTAGTTCATCGGAGGAAGAATGACTAAAACGCTTTACGTACCAGACCATGTTGCTGCCGAAGAAAATCAAAAACGGCAATCATCAGTGGCTTCTGCTTACATTGAGAAAGAAGAAAAAGTATTAGATCCTACCAGGTTAGACCTTTCATTAAATGAAAGGTTGCCACAGCCTACCGGTTGGAGAATATTGGTTATGCCTTATTCTGGTAGAAAAACATCTGACGGAGGAATACATATACCCGATTCTGTTAGAGATAGAGAAGCGTTAGCAACGGTAGTTGCCTATGTGTTAAAAACCGGACCATTGGCGTATGCTGATCCAAATAAGTTTGGAGAAGACGGAGAGCCGTGGTGCAAGGAAGGTCAATGGGTTTGTATTGGCCGTTATGCAGGAGCTCGATTTAAGATAGACGGTGGAGAAGTTCGCATCATTAATGATGACGAAGTAATCGCTACTATTATCGAACCTGATGATGTTAAACATGTCTAGAAAGAAGAAAGCCACCATAGGAAAGCTGACATGCCAGAAGAACAAAAAATAGAAATAGGTGATTCAGACGAATCATCGGTAGACGTTACTTTAGAGGAGTCCTCTGAGGAATCTACTGAAAGTGCGCCAGAAATTTTAGTTGAAAAACAGGACTCTTCCGAGGAATTAGAAGAGTACAGCGATGGCGTTAAAAAGCGCATTGCTAAGTTAACTAAAAAGATGAGGGAAGAAGAACGCCAAAAACATGCTGCCACTGAGTTTGCAGAAAGTGTTCGTAAAGAAAACGAAACCCTAAAAAGTCGATTAGATAGCTTAGACGCCGGATATGTAAAAGAAGCGGATACTCGAATATCTTCTCAACTTGATACAGCAAAAAGAATAATGAAAGATGCCCATGAGTCTGGCGATATAGACAAAATGGTAGAAGCACAAGAAGTTTTAGCTTCATTAGCCGTTGAAAAAGATAAAATCTCAACAGCTCAAAGAACAAGAGAAAGGCAAAGTGAAGAGGTTCAAGCACAACCTCAAGCACAGGCACAACCTCAAGCACAGGCACAACCTCAAGCACCTGCCAAGCCAGATCCAAGAGCCCAACAATGGGCTGAAAACAATGCTTGGTTTGGTCAAGATGATGTTATGACTTATGCTGCTTTTGGAGTGCATAATAAATTAGTCGATGACGAAGGGTTTGACCCAAGCACCGATGAGTATTATGCTGAATTAGATAAAAGGCTTTTGACAGAATTTCCAGCGAAGTTAGGTCAGAAGAATTTAAACGGGGGAAGCCGAAAAGTTGCGTCAGCAGAAGCTTCCGCATCCCGCAACAAGGGTGGACGTAAAACTGTGAAACTAACACCCTCGCAGGTTGCAATCGCCAAGAGGCTTAATGTACCTCTTGAAGAATATGCTAAATATGTGTGAGGAATATGATTATGAGTAAAACAGAAAACACAAACGCTGCTAGTCCCACCCGGACGCCTAGAGCCAATCAAACACGCGCAGGGCAAGCGCGCCGACAACCGTGGAGGCCACCATCTGTATTAGATGCACCCCCCGCACCAGAAGGATTCAAACACAGATGGATTAGATCTGAAGTTATGGGTTTTGATGACCGTAAGAATATATCTGCCAGGCTAAGAGAAGGCTGGGAGTTGGTTCGCGGTGAAGAATACCCTGATTTTGATATTCCAACTGTTGAAGACGGCAAACATGCCGGAGTCATAGGTGTAGGAGGATTACTTCTGGCAAGAGTCCCGGTTGAAGTCGTGCAGGAACGTAACGACTACTTTCGCGGTATGACGCGCGATCAAATGTCTGCTGTTGACAACGACTTAGCTCGTGAACAGCACCCAGCGATGCCTATCAGTAACCCTGACAGGCAATCTCGTGTAACTTTTGGCGGTCCTCAAAATGAGGACTAATGGAGAATATAATGGCGAATATTAATGGAAGTTTTGGCCTACGTCCGATAAGTAAATTGGGCGGAGGTTCTAATTCCACTGGTCTTACAGGCTATACTCCTTATGAAATTGCTAGTGACAATACTGATAAAATTTACCACGGACAATTGGTTATACCTCTTGCTTCTGGGTACATTGACCACACAGCTAACGCTGCTGGTGGAACAGTAAGTCATCTAGGAGTTTTTCAAGGATGTCAATATGTCTCAAGCACCACTGGAAAAACAGTGTGGAGTAACTACTGGCCCGGATCTGGGGCAGATAGTAATCATCCCGTTCAAGCATTTATAAATGACGATCCTAGTCAGTTATATGTAATTGCAACGGATGCCTCTTGGACAAGTAAGGCAAATGCTCGCGCAAGTGTCTTTTTAAACGCAAGTCTTTCTACGGGTATCACAGGTACTGACGCTACTGGCCTTTCATTAGGTCGTCTAGCTATCAGCACTCTTGCTACAACTAACTCACTCACATTGCGTGTTATGGGTTGGGTTGATGATTCTGATAACCAAGACTTTGCATCTGCCGGAATCGGCGCAATCGTACGTATAAACAACCCTTTCAATGCACCTACGGGTTCCATTGCAGCGGGTACTGTTTCTACAACTGGCGTATAAGGAGTATATGAGAAATGGCTATAAGTAGAGCACAACTAGCTAAAGAGCTAGAGCCTGGCCTCAATGCCTTATTCGGTATGGAGTACGCCAGATACGATCAAGAAGACAAAGAAATCTATGACACTGAATCTTCAGAACGAGCTTTTGAAGAAGAAGTAATGCTAGCAGGATTTGGTTCCGCGCCGGTTAAGTCAGAAGGTTCTGCTGTGTCTTTTGATGACGCGCAAGAAGCATATACCGCAAGGTATACACATGAGACTATCGCTCTTGCTTTTTCAATAACAGAAGAAGCAATTGAAGATAATCTTTATGATCGTCTTGCATCACGTTATACTAAAGCGTTAGCGCGCAGTATGGCTCACACCAAACAGGTGAAAGCTGCTGCAACCCTAAACAACGCTTTTGATAGCACCTTCGCAGGTGGTGACGGCAAAGAGCTGTGCGCTACTGATCACCCTTTGGTGACCGGTAACACACTTCGCAATGAGCCAAGCACTGCTGCTGACCTAAACGAAACGAGCTTAGAGAACTCACTTATTGACATTGCAGGATTTGTCGATGAGAGAGGTTTGAAAGTCTCTGTTCGTGGATTAAAGTTGATTGTCCCATCTGCATTGCAGTTTGTTGCGGATCGTCTTCTTGAGTCTACACTTCGTCCAGGTTCATCAGATAACGACGTAAATGCTACTCGAAATATGGGTATGCTTCCGCAAGGATACGTTGTTAACCATTACTTGACGGACACTGATGCGTTCTTCATAAAAACAGATGCTCCTAGAGGATTTGTTCACTTTGAACGTATGGGTATGTCTACCAAGATGGAAGGTGACTTTGATACAGGCAATGTTAGATTTAAAGCTCGTGAGCGTTACAGCTACGGGTATTCAGATCCACGTTGTATATACGGTTCCCCTGGAGCTGCCTAATACTTTTAAAGTATATGAAAGGGGGCATTGCGCCCCCTTTCTTTTTTGTGTACCCTCAAGGTTACCTAGGATTTTTTTAACTATAACGACTGCCCTAGCAGACACTTATTATGACGTTATAGTGAAACCTTTAATAAGGAGGTCAGCCAAATGGCTAATTCAACTTTTAACGGACCGATTCGTTCAGAAAACGGTTTTGAGCAGATTTCAATAGCCGATGTAACAGGTGTTGTAACTACTAACTTTGATATAGATGCAAGCGGTAATATAGACTCAAGTGGTAGTATTGCCACCAGCAGCACACTTACTGCTAGACGCTCTGTTAACACAGACTTTAACGCGGCGGGAGCAAAAACAGAGACTTTGACGGCGGCTCAATCAGGAACCTTGTTTTTGATTAACGGTGCAGCAGCAAATATTGTTAACCTTCCAGCTTTGTCTACAGGCAATGTAGGTGTGACGTATGACTTCCAGCTTACTGTAGCTGTTGGTGGAAGTGTAACAACCACATTTGTACTGCCGGGTAGTGCAGTGTCTAATTTCCAAGGTATGCTGTCGCTTGTGGCAGGTACTGCGGCTAACGCCGTTAGCGATGTTGCTGGCGATACATTGACTTTGCCAAACTCAACAGTAGCTAATGCACGAATCTCGATGACATGCGTTGTTGATGACGGAACTAACTCTACTTGGATGGTAACAGCTTTATCCACTCCTATCGCTACAATAAGTTAATTTATAGGACGGGGGGTTAATCACCCCCAGTTGCAGGAGATTAAAATGGCAGGATCAGATGTAATTGCAGTCATCGTCAGCGACGAGGTTGCTTTAGACGCAGACGGTATATCGGTAGCCGCATCTGTTGGCAATAATGCGGCACTAGTTATTGGTGGCGCATTGGCTGATGGAGGTAGTGTTACCAACGCTTCTGGCAGACAAGTAACCATTCTATCCGCAGGAAATGATTCAAGTAAATCGTTTAACGTGGTTGGCACAGACGTAAACGGAGATTCTTTAACAGAAAATGTAACTGGAGCCAACGCTGGCACGGCTACAAGTTCTGGCTACTTTAAAACCATTGCGAGCATAACGGCTGTTGGAAACCCTGCTGGAAATGTGTCTGCGGGTATTAATGCCAATGCGGCGGATGTAATTTTTGCAGGGCGCACTCGACTCAAAGGATTTTCTTTTGTCTCTGGTGGAACCGCAGGAAAAGCAAACATAAGAAACGGTAGTGTTACGGGAACCGAAGTTGTTCAGTTTCGTTCCATTGGAACAGACGACTCTTCGGAAGATCCTTTTATACCAGATGAAGGGCTTTTGTTTAAAGACGGTTGTTTTGTTACTTTTGTTGTTCCTG